GTAGAATTTTTGTTAATGTGCAATGATAACATCGTAGTTCAACGATTTTTCAATGTTAGAGGTTTCAACAAAAACGCTCACAAATCAGAAGAATTTTTTTATCATATTGATAGTCTTTGTCGTGAACTCAAGTACGATTTAAAGATGAGATCAGTGGTTTATATGTTGGATAATCAATACGATATTTTAGAGAACCCTGAGTTACTAAATACATCAATTACTGATGGACCTGAAAATTTTAACCTAATTATTAAGGTTGGAGATATGACAATTTGTCATAGGCAGTTTGACGCTAAACCATACCCCCCAAAGGTCAGATACACTGTAGACCTACGCCCAAAGTTAAAAGCAATCATGGCGGAGTTGACTGACATTTTTTCAGGTCAAAAATTTAATTATTTTTACCCCGAATTTATCAAAAACTAGTACTATTTATCTTTACTAACAAGAGAAAAAAAATATGGCGACTAGTAAAAATTTTGAATATTTAGGGAACACATTTCAATTACAATTATTAAATCAAATCATTGTAGACAAAGATTTTTCACATTCTATTCTTGATGTAATCGAAAATAATTATTTTGAAAACAAGTACTTCAAAATAATTATGCAAATGGTAAAAGAGTATTATTTAAAGTACGATCACACACCATCTTTCGAAACACTGGAACAGGTTACAAAATCTGAATTACAACAAGCAACCGCATCAAAAATTGTTTTAGATACAATTAAAAAAATTAAGGATGCACCTATTGACGGAGTACTTTTTGTACAGGAAAAGGCCCTCAAATTTTGTAAACAACAAGAACTACAAAAGGTGATGGGAAAGGCACAAAAGATTATCGATGGTGGTGAGTTTGAAAATTACGATACCCTTGAAGAAATGGTTAAAACAGCACTTCAAGTTGGAGCTAAAGATACCTCAATGTTGGATGTATTTTCAAACCTTGATCAAGTTCTCGAGGATGATTACCGACATCCGATTCCTATGGGAATACCTGGTATCGATAGATTATTGAAAGGAGGTTTGGCAAAAGGAGAAATTGGAGTTATCTTAGCACCTACAGGTGTTGGAAAATCAACAGTTTTGACAAAGATTTCAAACCACGCATTCAATTTAGGGTTTAATGTACTTCAGATATTTTTTGAAGATAACCCAAAGGTTATACAAAGAAAACACTTCACATTATGGACTAAGATTCATCCTGACGATTTGTCAGAGAAAAAAGAAGAAGTTATGAAGAGAGTTATTGAAATTGAGGAGTCGATGCCTAACAAGTTGATTTTGAAAAAACTACCTTCAGATACAATGACTATGTTACAAATTAAGAACCAAATTAGAAAAATGGTTTCAGATGGGATTAAAGTTGATATGATCGTTTTAGATTACATTGATTGTATTGTTCCTGATAAAAATTTGGGGGATGAATGGAAAAGTGAAGGATCTGTGATGAGGGCTTTTGAGGCTATGTGTCATGAGATGAATATTGTAGGTTGGACCGCAACACAAGGTAACAGATCATCTATATCTTCAGAGGTAGTGACAACAGATCAAATGGGTGGATCAATTAAAAAGGCTCAGGTGGGACATGTTATTATATCGGTAGCAAAAACATTACAACAAAAAGAGTTAAAATTAGCCACAATTGCAATTACAAAGTCTCGTATTGGAGATGATGGTGTTGTGTTCGAAAACTGTAAGTTTGACAATGCAATGATTGAAATAGATACTGAAAGCTCAATGACTTTCTTAGGTCTTGAGGAACAAAAAGAAGAAAGACAAAGACAAAGAGTTCGTGAACTTCTCGAGAAGAGAAAACAAAAGGAAACTCAAACAAATTAATAATAATTAAATTTTAAAGAAAATGGAAAAAATACTAGTTGAAAATCCTGGTCGGTTCGTCATCTTCCCTATTGAGCACAATGATATATGGGAATTTTACAAACAACACCAAGCGGCGTTTTGGACTGCAGAAGAGGTGGATTTAACTAACGACATCAGGGATTGGGAAAAACTTACAGAAAATGAACAATACTTTGTTAAGAATGTATTGTCGTTCTTTGCGGCTTCTGATGGAATTGTTAATGAAAACTTGGCGGAAAATTTTTACCGAGAAGTTCAATATCCTGAAGCAAAGTTCTTCTATGGATTTCAGTTAGCAATGGAGAATATTCACTCCTTAATGTATTCTCTTCTTATAGATACTTACATCAGTAACCCTAAGGAGAAAGACGAATGTTTTAATGCAATTGACAGATTACCTGCAGTACAGAAGAAAGCTAAGTGGGCTTTGGATTGGATTGAGAAAGCGTCTTTTGCTGAAAGATTAGTGGCTTTTGCGGCTGTAGAAGGTATTTTCTTTTCAGGATCCTTTTGTTCAATTTTTTGGTTAAAGTCACGAGGAATTATGCAAGGTTTATGTAACGCAAATTCACTAATTTTTAAAGATGAAAACTTACATTGTGATTTTGCAATTCACTTACTAAATAATCACTTAGAAAACAAACCATCTGAAAAAAGAATTAAACAAATTCTATTATCGGCTTTAGAAATCGAAAAAGAATTTATCACCGAATCTCTACCGGTTTCACTTATTGGAATGAACTCTAATTTAATGAAACAATATTTGGAGTTTGTTGTCGATGGATTGTTGGTAAAAATGGGATGTAGTAAAGAATTCAATGTAGACCAACCATTTAAGTTTATGGAACAAATTGCAGTTGAAACGAAAGGGAATTTCTTTGAATCAAGAACCATGGAATATCAAAAAGCAAAATTAAACGAAACCATAACATTTACAGAAGATTTTTAAATTATATATTATGTCACTAAAAATTATTAAAAGAGGTGGTGAGACTGCACCCTTCAACCCACAAAAAATATACAACCGAGTTAAAAGATCGGCAAAAGGTTTAAATGTAAACTCGGATGAGATTTTTATTAAAGTTATTACTTCAGTACCAACAGAAGGTGAAGTAACCACAAAAGAACTAGATAAATTAGTTTATGAAATAGCGGCTTCTTATACGGGTAGTCATCACGACTATTCAAGATTAGCATCTTCAGTTGCTATATCATCATATCATAAAGAAACCAAAGATAGTTTTTCAGAGACTATGATGGAACTTTATAAAGATGGTATCATTAATGAAAAATTAATAGAAGTGATAAAAGAGTATGGTGAAGATACAATTGATGTTGCAATCAATCATGATAATGATTACAACTTTGATTATTTTGCTTGGAGATCATTACAAGAAATGTACCTGTTAAAAAAACCAAACGGCAAAGTAATTGAAAGACCACAACATATGTATATGAGAGTTGCTTTGTGGGTTACAACAAATATTACAGACGCACTTGAATATTACCAATCCCTTTCAAATCAATTGATTTCTAAGGCAACACCAATCATGATCAACGCTGGTACAAAAGTTCCACAGTTGGCTTCTTGTGTACTTCATTATAACAACTCAGATTCAAGAAAAGGACTATTGGATACTTTAAATGATATCTCAACATTTTCATCTGATGCTGCAGGTATTGGATTATCATTGTCTAATATTCGTAGTAAAGAAAGTAGAATTACAACTTCAGGTGGATATGCTGGCGGATTGTTAAAATATTTAAAAATTGTAAATGAGTCTTTAAGATTTTTTAACCAACAAGGTAGAAGACCTGGTAGTGCTGCGATTTATCTTGAGCCTTGGCATAAAGACATTTTTGATTTGTTAGACATAAAAAAGAATACAGGTGCAGAAGAACTTAGAGCTCGTGATTTGTTTACCGCTCTTTGGATACCCGATAACTTTATGCGGGCAGTTAAAAATAATGCAGATTGGTATTTATTTTGTCCTAATGATATTGTAAAAGCCGGATTGAAACCACTACAAGAATGTTATGGTGATGAGTACGAGATGGTATATAACCAAGCGGTATCAATCGGTTTAGGTAAAAAAGTCAAAGCACAAGATATTTGGACTAAAATAGTAGAGTCTCAAGTTGAAACTGGAGTTCCTTATTTATGTTCTAAAGATAACGCAAACAAAAAATCAAATCATCAAAATATTGGGGTGATAAAACAATCTAATTTGTGTAACGAAATATATCAATATACAGATGAATCCACAACCGCAATTTGTACCTTATCTTCGATGGTTTTGAAAAACTTTATTAAATCAGGTAAGTTTGATTTTGAACTTTTATTTAGTGAAGTTAGAAAAGTTGTTCGTTCGCTAAATAAAGTTATCGATATTAACAACTACTCAACTAGTAAAGGAAAAAAAGGTGGTTTTGAACAAAGAGCAATTGCGATCGGTACTCAAGGTTTGGCAGATGTATTCTATTTAATGGACTATATTTTTACATCAGACGAAGCTCGTAAATTAAACAAAGATATTTTTGAAACTATTTACTACGCCGCAATATATGAAAGTAATCAACTTTGTATTAAAGGTGGTCGAGTACCTTATACCTATTTTAAAGGGTCACCTATGTCAGAAGGAGCATTCCAATTTGATATGTGGGGATTAGATGAATCACAACTTTCAGGAATGTGGGATTGGGCAAAACTAAAGAAAAGCGTTATTGAGTATGGTGTTTGTAACTCATTGTTCACAGCACAAATGCCTGTTGCGTCTTCTGCTAAAATCACAGGTTCATACGAAATGACGGAACCAGCTCACTCCGCAATTTTTAATAGGAGAGTTGTTGGTGGTGAAATTATGATTGTAAATAAGTACTTAATTTATGACTTTGAAAAAATTGGAATTTGGTGTGAGGATTTAAAAAATGAAATCATTTTAAATGAAGGATCAATTCAAAATATTAACTTCAATAATTATTTAGACCCTGAAGATAAAAACTATAATAAAAAAGTTAAAAGAATTGAACACTTACTTCCTAAGTACAAAACTATTTGGGAAATATCTCAAAGAGAGCTAATCGACATGGCCGCGGACAGAGCACCATTTGTTGATCAATCTCAATCAATGAACATTTATATGGGTAATCCAACATTATCAAAGATTACTTCATCACATTTTTATTCTTGGGAAAAAGGATTAAAAACTCTTTGTTATTATGTTAGAACAAAGGCAATTTCAACAGGAGCTAAACATTTGGCACTCGACATGTCAAAAAGAGAAAAACCTAAAACAACACCCGAACCTCCAAAAGTTGATTATTCTCACTTGAATTTACCACCAAGACCAGAAGATTCTGATTTTGAATGTTTTGGGTGTTCTTCCTAAAATTTAAATCACTGAGAAATCAGTGATTTTTTTTTACTTAAAAAAACTGTAAGTTATATTTATATGTGATATGGCTAATGGTATAACTTATGGAATTGCTTTTCCTTTTGTAGATTCTTTCACAGGAAGATATCTCGATGTTACTAATAGTACCGAAGGGGAGATTAGGGCAAATCTTGTGCACTTATTATTAACAAGAAAAGGTAGTAGATATTTTTTACCTGATTTTGGTACAAGACTATATGAATATATATTTGAACCATTAGATGGACCAACATTTTCTGACATAGAAAATGAAATCAGAGATACTGTAAGAAACTATATGCCAAATTTACAAGTCACTAATATAACAGTCGAAGATGCCTCTATGGGATTAGAAGACAAAGGTTATACAATTAACAAGAATGGAGAAAGAGAATTCACAGTTACTAATATTGCAACATTAGAACATACCGCCAAAATAAAAATTGACTACAGAATTACAGACTCAGCTTTTGAATCTCAAGATTTTATAATACTTAATATTTAATGATATATGGCAGAAAAAAAGATTTCCTATACAGTAAGGGACTTTCAAGGAGTTAGAACTGAGTTAATTAATTTTACAAGAACTTACTATCCTGACTTAGTTCAAAACTTTAACGATGCAGGTATTTTTTCTGTAATGTTAGATTTGAACGCTGCGGTAACAGATAACTTAAATTATCAAATTGATAGAAGTATCCAAGAAACTGTTTTACAGTTTGCACAACAAAAAAATTCTGTTTACAATATTGCAAGAACCTACGGTTTAAAAGTACCAGGTCAAAGACCTTCAGTTGCATTAGTTGACTTCTCAATTACAGTTCCTGCTTTTGGTGATAGAGAAGACTTAAGATATTGTGGAATATTGAGAAGAGGATCTCAAGTTAATGGTGGGGGACAACCTTTCGAAACTGTTTATGATATTGATTTTGCATCACCAATTAACGCTGAAGGATCACCCAATAGAATAAAAACACCAAACTTCGATGCTAGTGGTAAGTTAGTAAATTACACAATTACAAAAAGAGAAGTAGTTGTGAATGGAATTACAAAAGTATTCAAAAGAGTAATAACACCAAACGATAGTAAACCTTACTTGGAATTATTTTTACCTGAAAAAAATGTTTTAGGTATTACAAGTGTTTTATTAAAATCGGGTACACAGTATTCAACAATACCAAACCCACAAGACTTTATTACTTTAGGACCTGATAGATGGTTTGAGGTAGATGCTTTAGTACAAGATAGAGTTTTTGTTGAAGACCCAACTAAAACATCAGACCAACCTGGTATCAAAGTGGGGGTATATATAACAACATCGAATAAGTTTATTTCTGAATATACACCACAAGGTTTTTGTAAAATAACTTTTGGTGGTGGTAATATTTCGGCTGATGAACAGTTAAAAGAATTCGCAAGAGACGGTAAAGGTTTTGATCTTAGTCGTTATACAAATAACTATGCAATGGGGGCGGCTCTTTCACCTAACACAACTTTATTTGTTCAGTACAGAATAGGGGGTGGATTATCAAGTAATGTTGGTATCAATACAATCAATCAAATTGGCACTGTTTCATTCGCAGTAAATGGTCCATCAGCAAGTGCAAATGTAAGTGTGACCAACAGCCTTCAATGTAATAATGTCACTGCCGCAATCGGAGGAGCTAATCCACCAACAACCGAAGATGTTAGAAACATGGTCTCTTTTAATTTTGCGGCACAAAACAGAGCAGTAACTGTAAATGACTACAATTCAATTTTAAGAACTATGCCCGCTCAGTTTGGTGCACCTGCTAAAGTTGCCATAACCGAAGAAAACAACAAAATAAGAATTAAGATGTTGTCTTACGATTCGAGTGGGGTTTTAACTAATGTAGTTTCGAACACATTGAAACAAAATGTTGCAAATTACCTTTCTAACTTTAGAATGATAAATGATTATATATCAATAGAGGCGGCTGAAACAATAGACTTGGCCGTAACTGTTGATGTTGTACTTGACAACAGTCAGAACCAAGGAGCAATAATTGCAAAAACAATCGAAATAGTTACAGACTTCTTCAATCCTTTAGTTAGAAATTTAGGACAGAATGTTAATATATCTGAGTTAAGAAGACTCATACAGTCTGAAAACGGAATTGTTTCAGTATCAGATGTTTTATTTTTTAATCAAGTTGGAGGTCAATACTCATCAACCCAAACCTCAATGAGTTATCTAGACCCCGTAACACGACAAATCCAACCAGTTGCAGACACTTTATTTGCAACACCGACTCAGATCTACCAAGTTAGATATCCAAACAAAGACATTAATATTAGAGTTCTTAATCTTAAGTCTGTTAATTTCTCTTAGTGATTTATTTTTTTTGAAAGAAACCTATTTTTTATTGAAAATAGGAAATAAACTATTTATCAAAAAAAGAAAAATTAATGTCTAAATCATATAGAATAAGGACACAGGTTGGTGTCGACAAATACATAAATGTAAATTTAGAACAAGACTGGGAACAACTTGAGATATTGTCTCTAAAGATTCTTGCTAATAATATTTACACTCGATTTTGTGCTGATTACGGTGTTGTTACGGGTCGTGTATTTGTCAATGGAGGTTTTGGATTACCAAATGCTAAGGTGTCTATTTTTATTCCTTTGACTGACACAGATGAGTTAGATCCGGTTATTTCAGAAATATACCCGTTCAAAACTATTAATGACACCACTGAAGAGGGTTACCGATATAATTTACTCCCAAAACTACCCTCATATAATGGACATGTGTCCACAGGTTCATTTCCTAACAAAGGGGATGTTCTAATGGATGAATCATATATTGAGGTATATGACAAGTATTATAGATTTACAGTGACCACAAATGAGAGTGGAGACTTTATGATTTTTGGGGTACCAACTGGTGAACAAACTATCGTAATGGATGTTGACTTATCAGACATTGGATGTTTTTCGTTGTCACCACAAGATTTAATACAACAAGGTTTGGCAACCGAAACTCAAGTCGACGGAGCAAGATTCAAATCTTCTACAAATTTAAGAGAGTTACCACAAATCAAAAACCTAATTTATACTGTAAATGTTAGACCGTTTTGGGGAAGTGAGGATCTTTGTCAAATTGGAATTACAAGAGTTGACTTTGATTTAACAAAACAAGCAAATATTAATATCCAACCTACAGCAATCTTCATGGGATCAATAATCTCAACTACTGATGATGATGCTCTGAAAGTAAAATGTAAACCAAAAAATAATACAGGTAATCTTTGTGAGTTGATTGCTGGACAAGGAGAAATACAAGGTATAAGACAAACAATTTTTTCAGATACAAATGGTTTACCAATCCTTGAAAGATGGAATATAGAACAAGCGGGTAAAGTTATTGATGGTGACGGAACTTATTTGGTTAATGTACCAATGAACTTGGATTATGTTACAACAAATGAGTTTGGACAACAAGTTTTATCTGCCGATCCTGCGGTAGGTGTACCAACAAAAGGAAAGTATAGATTCAAGTTTAGATGGCAAACATCACAAGGATTACAAGGTAGTTTCTTAAGAGCTGATTTTTTAGTGCCAAATATTAAAGAGTATGGATGGACCAATTCAGGAAACGATCCATTCGACCCAACTCAATCATACACATATAATTATCCCCAAATTCCTGCAGGTTCAATATCAGGTCAAACTGTGTTAATAACTTCTGGAGGGTTAATAAGTCCTGTATTCTACAATGTTGAAAGTTACACCATTTTTGTAAATGGGAATCAATACTTTGGATCTCCTGAGTCTATTGATTTTAGTGCGGGAGGCACATTACTGATAGTTGCAAGTCCTTTGGATGATCAACAACCACAGAATATTGATTTTACTTTTGTTCCTCAAGACTTGTTTGATGTTTATAAATCATATGCGTTCAGTACGGATTGGGATGATTATGCAAACGCACAAGACGCTATCGATTGTAAGGACACTTTCTATGAGTTCAAGTACAATAAAGTGTATACGACTGCAATGTTCTTAGATAGATACAAAAACGGTATAGGAAGAGCAAGACATTTAGGTATAAAAGAAATTGACAACAGAAGTTGTAAGTCAACTGTAAATACATTTCCTGTTAATGATGTTATAAGAAATTTTGATTTTATTTTCTTTGTTTTCAACATCCTTATAAACATACTTACATTCCCAATCTTAACATTATTATTTGTAGCCCACTTTATTTCATTTATGTGGCCACTTCTGAAGTATGTTCTTATAGCTTTAGGAATTTATTTTTCATATGAGGCAACAGTTGCATTAATTGAATCAATTCAGACAGCTGCAGCCGCGATTAATGTTGCATCAGGAATCATAAGTGCATCTTTAGCTGGTCCTGTGGTGAATGTTGGTAACATTTTAGAAGCGGTCAGGTTGATTCTATGGGGGATCGGTCAAGTTGCGATTGCGACATTTAAATTAGGTTTGGCCCTTGCATTCACCGCAGTTGCCATTGTAGCTGCAAGACGAATAAAAGGTTTTCCAAGAATTGGACTTCCTATGATTTCATATCCTGATTGTACAAGTTGTGATTGTGATTGTAAAAGTGCCGAAATGGATGATGATTTTGATGAAAGTTCTATAAACCAACAAATTAATGAAGCCGGTACCGCTTCACAAGGTGGTGAAGAAGTTTTATCGATACCTAAGACTGCTGTTGCCCCTGTAAACTATTCAGGGTCATATAATGTCGAACACCCAAATCTAACGGTCAATGAAGATAATGAAGGACCATATCACCCTTGTGATAGTTTGGGTACTTTGATGGGACAACAAAACGGTTTAGATTCATCGGTTGCGGTTAGGGCGGCATTAGATTTCAGAAGGTTATTTTCGGGATATGATGTTTTAACATCTACATCACCTAACAAATACATACCAAACCCACAATATCTCTTAAAAGCTCCCCAACCTTTCTTATTTGTGGGAGAAAGAAGGGCACCACTTTATTTAAACTCAATTACAGATTTGAGGGGATTCGCTTGGCCAAAAAGTGTTACCTTAAGTCAAAAATTAAACGAATTTAATACTCGAGATAAATATTTCAAAAGTTCACCATCGGCGTCAAATGGAACAGGGGTAAACAGAATTAAAACAACTGTAAATCCAACTTTAGGGTCAACAGCATATGAAGATCAAGTTCTTGTAATTCTAATGAATAAAGGTACTACATCAAGTTTAGGTGTTGGAAATTTAATTACTTTTCAGAACCCAAATTATGTAAACCCAACTCTTGCAACACCTGTAAATAGATTAACAAACCTAACAGGTGCAACCACCAACCAATTTCAAAATAACGCTGTAACAGGTTATACAATTACAGGAAACACAATTCCCGTACAAGTGCCTTATGCTAGTCCGAACTCACCAACATCCTATGCTTCACCAGCTGCTAATATAATCGTTGTTTCACCTCAAGTTTCACAACAACCTGTGATTGGTAATCCAAGTGCGGAGCAATCGTACCTCCAATATCCTACTGATATGGAATATTTCCAATTAGTTACTGGGGTTACTTTTAATGAATTTATTGCCAATTCAAATACCGGCAATACTGGATTTTTCCCTTCTACATATTTGTTACATGATGTTACAATTGGTGTAAATTTTTGTGGTGTTTCAAATCTGACATATAACAACATTATTACAACAATGACAGACTTTCAAAACTTTGAAATCTGTATCTTTGTAAGAGGAGTCGATCCACACACGGCAAAACAACCAACAATTCAATATGATTTATCAAGATTGTTTGGTAAGTCATATGGACAAGGTCCAATAATCAGTGGAAGTTATTACCTCAACAGACCAATCCAACCAACAACAGGTACGGGATACAAACCACTTACACACAACACACTTACAAATGTTTTAAATAATTTGTATTTCCCATCATTCACATTTACAATTGATTCTACACCAGGAAATTATAGTGGATTTACTTCTGATTACCCTTATTACTATGCAAGTACTGACGATTCTATCTCTAGTACTTATAATCCATATCCAGGACAATGGCAAGTAAACAACTTAGCAAGTAACCAAATTTTAACAAATCCTTCTAACCGATCCCTCCCTCTGAATCAGTCGGCTTACATGGTTGGAGGAACATATATTAGATGGGTTAACACTAATTTAACTAATAGTTATCAAATGTTGTTACAAACTGGAAATAACAACAGTTCACCATCTTGTGATCAGGATTGTCAAAATATGGAATATTTTAACACAGGATCGACTTTTTACACAGGAATCAATTCTGCGGGTAATTTGACCGCACTTTATTCACCGGCCTATTATAGATACTCACTCAACGGTGTTAACTTCTCAAACTCAACAAATATTGTTATGAGAAGTGATCGATTACCAACTTCTACAACAGTACAAAATGGTGCTTCAGGAACTAACACAGGATTTGCCTTACATCAAAATGATAACTTTGCGGTATTCTCACCATCGGGAGGCGCAGCTTATCCATTTATTACCGCAGGTGGTGATCTTTATAGTGGTGATAGTCAAGATGATGACCCAACAACACAAGCACTTACCGAAACATTAAGTTGTGAAGGTATGGTACCTTTGGAATGTTACTCAGGTTCAGGTGGTAATGTTGGTGTATTACCCACAGGTCAATGCTCAATTCCTGAAAACAGAATGATAAATGGATGTTATTGTTTATTGAACAAGACTTATTTATTTGAATATGGTGCGGATGCTAGATTATTTTTAGAATGGAAGGTTAGATTTACAATGAACTTTGCCGCTTGTAGAGGAGTATTTGGACAAGTATTCCAAAACAACTGGATCAATGGTGTCTTATATATGTTTAACTTTAATAAACAAACAACCTTTGACGCATTTGCAAATCCGGTTTACGATTATTGTGATGATGTGATTATGTTCAACGACATAACAAATGTCTTCTTTTATAGATCATCTCCTTGGGATCAAAATACCGAAAGGTTTATTGGTAAAGACTCACCACAAATAAATCCTAATGCCGTTGGAGTAACTTTTCCAGGTTTTGGATATAATGTAAAACAAATACAATTTCCAACAACCATTACTGATTTAGGACCAAGAGATTATTTTATTAATCAAATTTGTTGTTCATCTGGTGAAGATGGATTTGGATCTTATTATGCTAACCAACTCAAAACTACATCATACCAAGATAACTCAGATATCATCCAATTAGGGTTTTTGTCGAGAATATTAAATGAAGGTGTTAGACAAAGAATTATACCAATAACAAACGGAGGTGATAGTTCCGAAGGAAAAGGAATAATTCAATTCTTCAATAGTACAAGAGGTGGTTATCGTATAGATGGTGATTGGGCTCAGATGTTATCAATTAATTCTGAATGGAAAGTTTTACCATTCATTACAGAAAACTTACCACAACCTAACCCTAATGTTTACATTTATTTTGGTGATAACAATAACGGAACAACAACACTCTCCGGAGATGAAATCAAACCTATTATGGGATTGTTTTTCCAAGTAAATGACGATGAAACTTACTATAGAAAAATAATGTCTCCGGGAATCGAAACTTACAATTTTAACCCACTAATTGAGGAAGACTTTGGATATCCTAAATCTCAGGAAGTCCCGCATTATAGATGGCAAGTTAGAATACCAACTGTATATGCAGGAACCCCAAACATATTTGGTTCGGAGGATAACAATTGGTTCACCACGACATATCCGGTTTTAACACCTAATAATAACTCACAGGGATTCTTTTTCAAAAAGTATCAAGATTTAGATTTCGTAACTGGTGGTGAAAAATATAGGACGACAACAACTCAAAACGGTTTCATAAGTAATTATGTAAATGGTGTACCACAGTACTCATCCTCAAATGTGACACAAGGATCACCAAGCACATCGTTCTTGGATTCTATTATAGTTGGTGCACCATATCATTTCTATTTTGGGTTAAATAACGGTAAGACTGCGATCGACAGATTCTTTAAACTATATGTTGTGAACGAATTATAATATGAATGTAGATCCATCAACAAGAATAATTGAATCAACACAAAGGTACAAATCGGCACCTTTGAGTGATCAGTTTATTAATGTACCTTTGAAACAATCAATGAAAGAATTGGTTGAATTTGATCGCACAACTGATCTTAGTTTACTTGAAGTGTTCGATGAAGAAAGACAACAATCAACGATTTTTAGACCTGTTACAAAGTTTACAATTTTATTTGAGAATGCTTTGACTGGATCAACAACATATGTACCTTATAGAGACAACCTATATTATACTAACGCTCTCCAAAATGCAATTTCATATTATCCCACAGGTAATGTACCATCTGTTCCCCCACAACCAACAGATCAAACAGTACCTTGGGATGGTTTTCCTCAGTACCCTGAATTTGATTTCATAAGAACCGACAATTCTGTACAAGGGTATACGATAGGGTCAGGAAGACATTTAGATTTTAAATCAGTTAGTGCAACTACTTACAACTGGTCACATTACTTAAGTTATGCTTATTCGAATGACCCGAATAAAAAAATGTATGCCGTCGAACCACAAACTCAAATATCTTGGAATTGGATTGCATCTGATGGAATACCTTTTTACATTGTAAGGGGTAGTGAACTCATAACTAATCAAATTACTTTTAAGTGTCCAATCAAACACAATTTAAGTGTAGGACAGTTTGTTTTGTTATCTATAAACTACAACAACAACTCAATATTTCAAGTGGATGGTTTGGGAGATGGTGGATCAGGATCCGAAGAATACATATTTAGTATCCAAAATGTGGGATATACTGGAACAACATTTGTGACTCTAAATCAAGGAACATTTAGAAGAGTTTTAGATAAAACAAATTTAAACGATACAATAAGTACTTACTATGTAAGAAGACATCGAATACTTACAGATTCAGATTGTGCGGTATTAGTTAATGCGGGATATGAAAAAAATGTTTATAATGACAAAACAAAGTGTGAAATCAAACCTCTAACACCTAATCAAGTTAAAAGAACTTCTGTAAAAGAAGGATCAAGATCTTATACATTGTCATTCAATTGTGATGTCAATTTAAGAAATTTATTAGATAATCAAAACAGACCAATCAGTAAATTATACTTTACAACAATTTGGAGAGGTTATTTTGGTTGGACACAAAAGTTGAAACAAGGTTGGGAATTTAACACATATTTAGATGTTGGAAAACCACAAGTATGGTGGGATCAAAACAATTTAGATTCTAATACAACAATAAATCAATCTCAATATACATCTTTAGTAAATCAAGGTCCTTTTTTTTATAATGATTTGTTAACTTCAGGTGATACTATAGATGGAGATTTTTGTGAATGGAATAATTTTGAACAAATAGAAAGAACACTTTCCGTTTATCAACACAAAATTACATATAACAACAATTGGTTTAGTTTAAATTTTCCAACTTTAAACCCAACAAATTTGTTTGGTTATTTTTACCAACCCCACAACCAAATAGGGATAAGAGAATTTTCTGAGTACATTGAAGAATCAACCGATCAGAATATTGTTGATCTTCCTGAGTATGCTTATTACTCAACATTGAATTCTTCTTTTAGATGGAGAGACCTTTATCCTTATGGGTTCATCAGTGGTGATGGTGTTGGTCTTGACTATCCGTTTTTGAATAATGCTCACTATCCTTTTGTTGACACAATTTTTAGAATCACACCTGAAAACTATAATACAGCAAGCGATTACGCAACACCAACAAATCCAAATGAATTAAGTCTTTATCAAGGTGGTAAAGTACCTGTTGATTTGACTGTTATTGCGGCACCTTCTAGTGATGGTTGTGATGTAGGTCAGATATTGTTTGACATAGGAACTAACCCAAATAATCAAAACCCAAATAATCAATAGATGGATTTTACACGAATTAAAATAGTTAAAGATGACATTGATAAGTTTGTTAATATACCAATTAACATGCAATGGGACTTTATGGGAAGAGACGATAGCATTCAAGTATATGAAGTTGAAGCCGTTAAAGAGGTTATTGGTTCACCTCAAGATTTCGAAATTATAAGATTTGCACATAATATATTTCCAAACATAAATACAGAAATAAATTATGTTTTTAATTTTTATGATTATTCACAACCAATCACCGCAAACACAGTTGGTAACTGGACTGTAAACTATCTCAACAACGGATTTTCAGTTACTGATGTTTATTATTTTTCTAAATCTTTCACTAATTCTTTTTTCAAATTAGATTTATACGATACTGATGATGATGCAACTCGCCAATTATTTGTTTCAATCATATTACCCGTACAACAAGGTTTAACACAAACAGCTAGTTTATCACCAACACTTCCACCAATAGAAATAAAAAAACCTAACATGGTTTTGGATTCCATAGGTAATGATAAAGAGGGTTACTATATCTATTGGTTGAGAAGTAGAGAAATTATAGACATTAATACTTTTTACATGTCCGCGCAATTTTTTGATGCAATAACAGGAGTCTTCAAACAGATGACAAATACAAGACAAGACCTTCTAACTCCTGATAAATTTAATTACGATCATTCACAATACAATTACTATAGAGTAGACTTAGATTATAATACAAAAACTTACGAAGTGTTTTCAACATCAACCAATCTTAGAGTTGGAGATTTGTTAACACCGATAACTTGGTATGAATATGTTAACCCATAATGGAATTACAAGAATATAAATTTGTTATATCACCTGAGAACATCAAAAGTGATTTAGTTTTTGTTCCATATACTGGCGAAACTGATGTTACTACAATTATTGATCCGTGTTGTTTGACTGCCACTACAATAAGTGCAACAACTACAGGTACAACAGGTGTTTATTTACCTATGTCTTATTTGTTAAGTGGAAACACAGGTGGTACATCATTTCTTACGGGATTATCAGTTAACATTATGATTACTGAATCTGCGGTTGATTTGGGATATTATACACCTTTTGACGGTTTAGTGGTTCAGTTAGATGTTTTGAACAATTTTATAGTTACCGCAGACACTATTAACCCATATACTTTTAAGTTTTATAATACATCAGATTTAGAGTTTATTAAGTTTTTACAATTAGTGACTTACACATTGGATTGGGGGGATGGAACACCAACACAAGTCTTATTAGGGATTACGCCTGTCACACACACCTACCCAACTGCGAATACTAATTATGTAATAACACTAACCGCAAACTCACCTTGGGGAATATCAACAGTACAAAAAACAATCACTACCCCATATAGTGCTGTTACCATAAACAATCCTCTAGGTAACTTAACATTTTATCCTGCTGGAGCTAGTTGGTCGGCAACACCGATAAGTTATGATTATATTTTTACAGGAGATTCTAATACTAATGTCACAGATTATTATTCTTATAATTACACCACAGTCCCTTTTCCTGTTACAGGAATAACAGAATCAACTGTCAATGATTTAACTCAATTTGGCCCAAAAACCAATTTGTACGATGGTAAGTTCAAATTGGGTATACAGGTAACAGGTCAAACAGGTGTTGTTGGAACTTTTTACGGTCCTGACATTACAAACACATATACCGCTTATACAATTAATGGGGTTATTTATCATGATTATGAAAATTACACAATATATTTTGTTGATTCATACGGTTTAGTACCAGGTGAAATAGAATTGACGGCCATAACCAAAAATGAGGCTCTCATAAATGTCGTCGATCAACTTGAAGTAGTTACCAATGTTTTTATTGAGAGAGGTAAAAATTCTCCTTTGGAAAATGTGATGAGGTTAGGTGAGGTTGATAATGTGGGAGATTTAGGAAAATACGGATACAAATATTTTATTATTGAAAAAGTGTCCACATAAATATTTATTTAAAAGATTATAAGATAATATGGCAACAGGAAATTACGGAACGATAAGACCGGCAGATGTTAGTCCCGAGGATGTACAGATAGTAATGGTATATACTGAGTCTAGAGACGATACTCAAAACTTTACCCTTACAACACTTGATGCTCAAGATGTTTTGAGACCTTACTTCAATAACCAAGATACTGGAGGAAGTTCAGTAGAAATTTTGGGTGGTCTTTATAATTTGAAACTTCCTGCAGATCAGTTCACTAAGTTAGGTATCTATACTTTAATGATAAGACCAGCAGAGATTAGAACTATAATTACTGACTGCGGTGTTTTATCTTCACTCCCAAATGTTAAGGGTATTGTTATAGACTTGAACAATGTACCCGCCGAATATCAAAATAAATTTGTTAATCAAGGGTTGGTAGGGTTTAGAGTGGAGTACTTGAATTCTGATGGGACAAAAATACCAAACTTTTTTAGAATCATAACTTCTTCATTTTATTGTGAACCTGTAGTACAAAATCTTACCAACACTATTCAGAAATCAATTAGATATAGGTATGTGCAAGGTGCAACGAACTTACTTTTTTGCACAGTTTCACCTTCATCTTCGCCTACAAACAAACCAAGTGCGACTCCATACATTGGACAACCAAACCAAAGTATTATCATAACAAACACATATTTTAATCCAATAACAACGGAAATAGAAATAGTCGATCAAGATATTTCAACACTTGCAATTGCACTTTATGGTAATCAAACTAAATCTATGGAAGATGGTATTTACACTATCTACGATGCTAATAACAACATTTACAAACAGTACAACTTGTACGAGATTAAAGATCAGTTCAATACTCTTCTTTATGAAGTTAGACAAGATCGTGGTGAAAATATCGACTTCTCAAAGGCATTTAATAACATAACGGCTTAATGGCGACAAATAAATTTACTTGCCCACCTCAAAGTAGTGCTGCTAACAGCTTCTCCAATAATTTAGTTGGTGTACAGTTAGTTACAGGTGGAGGTCTAACGCAAGCAAATTTTCAGTTCACAACTGGTATAAGTGAAAAACAAAATAGGACTTTTACTATAGGTAGTTTTTCCGACCCAATCAATCTTGAGAGTATTAATGTAGAAACAAACGCCGAGGCAGCTGACATACTGGCGAATAATTATAGAGTTTATCCAAATTACGATTTATCTCAGGTTACAAACTTTACACAATATGGTTCTTTGGTTAAGAGATTTTCAGTATCTATAACCAAAATTATAAATTATTTTCCTGGTGGTTTAGAGATTAATTCCAAAACACCAAAATTTATAACTCAACCAACCGCTATTAATATACAATACGATTCAGTAGAAAATGATACAACTTTTGAAATATATCTTGAATCCATACAAAACCCTTTTGAACTAGATTACTCTGAAAGTGCAGAAACAAATATGTTATTTAATGAAATGCAAGTTTCGCCGTTGAGAAACATGAAGTTGTTTTACAAAAAATATGTATTATATGTAAATGGATCTCAATATCCTGTAAATTATTTATATCCAACAAACAGTTCGTCAACAACATTAAAACTAATAGTTGATGGTGATCCTTTTAGTGGTGCTCAAACATCGAGTGATTATTTAGTTATTAGACCAAATGATTTCGAAAGTAACAAAGTTTTCAATTTAGATTTTGATCCTGTTGAAAAATTTCTTTTAAATAGACAAATTAATCCCCCTTATACTGCACAATTTACTGTTCCAAGAGAACAAGAAGACGGTTCATATATTTTAACAACAGAATTAGTAACTTGGCCAAGAGTTGGATTATGGAATTTAGATATTAGTTCAGTATCATTTGACAATTACTTGGCTCAAATAAATGATTTTGCGGTTAATTTAGATGGGTACAGCACAAATATTATTTCAAGATTTTTAACCACTGGTGCTTTAAAAGAATTTGATACTCCTGATCAAAAGTTTGAAAAGTTAATACAACTTTATGGTAGAAGCTTTGATGAAACGAAGGCATTCATAGGTGCTTTGGGTAACATCAATAGCATACACTACACAGTACAAAATGATATACCTTCACAGTTATTAAAAAACTTAGCGCAAACATTAGGTTGGGTTACAAACTTTTCTCCTATATCTCAAGAAGAACTTTTACAAGCTGTATTTACAACACAACCCAACACATTTCCTGGTCTACAATTAGGACCAACACCTGAAGAGATCAACTATCAGTTCTACAGAAATTTAATTCTGAACTCTGCCTACCTTTTCAAATCGAAAGGTACAAGAAAATCTATTGAGTGTCTATTGAGAATGGCAGGAGCACCTGAAGCTTTGATTGATTTTAATGAATATGTTTATGTTGCAGACCAAAGAATTAACATGTTTGAGTTTGATCAACAGTTTGCAGAAATTAGTACAGGAGTGGTACTTCAACAAATACCAGTACTTCAGACAAATAATGTATTTTCAATACAGGGTATGCAGTATACAGGATTTACAACTTCTTCAACAAACTTGACTGTATTAGCGACAAGAAACGATTTTCCTGTTGACGAGTTTGGATGTCCAAGAATGCCAATCCCGTCAGAGAGTTATTTTTTCCAAATAGGAGGTGGATGGTTTGAATCAACACCACAACATAGAATGCCTGAGTTTGCTGTCCCAACAAATCAAGTTTTTACAGGTAACAACCCTAACTATCAAACACAATTATTACCATTCAACTATGGAGAAGAATATTTGTATAGATACAGATATTTTCCTTACATGGATTTAGGATTCAAATTAAGAAAAGTAGCCGAAAACAAAAAAAGTTGGGTAGATACCACACCATTTTTAAGAAGTAGTTTTGAAGGAAACTTCAATGCTTATTATAGTGTTGGTGAAGAATGTTTAGTGTTAAATGTTAAAAATGTTGACATCATGATGAATCCTGCTCAAGGTTTAGTTTATGATGTATGGTCGATGTCCCGAGATACTAATTACCCAATTCCTGAACAAGGATTATTTTACACACCACCTTCACCATGTAATATACCAAACCCATATCCAAAATTAGGTGGTGTAGATTGGACAACTATAGTACCAAAACCAAAAACAAAAACATTCTTTGAATTTGCTCAAACATTTTGGAGAAACATGATTAACACTCGCAACCGTCAATTTATTACGGATGGAAAAACGGGAGGTTACCCAACTCTACAATCAATTTATTGGAGTTATTTGGAGTCTTTAACTAATGCTGGAATACCAAATAATAATTACACATACCAAACCATGATAGATTTTGTAAATGGGATGGGCGATTATTGGATCAGAATGGTTGAACAGATGGTTCCTGCAACTACTATATGGAACACAGGAGTTAGATTGGAAAACTCGATTTTTCATAGACAAAAATTTGTATGGAGAAGACAAGAAGGTTGTAAGTTTATTCCAATTCCTTGTAAACCTTGTAGTTTAACAACTCAACTTTATGTGTTGGACTGTCCTGTACAACAAGTAACTTGTGTTATTTACCCATGGAATACAGATCCTAATATAACAAACTTTGGAGTTCTACTGAATACTACCATGAATGAATTTTTTATTTCCCAAGGTGTAAATATTAATAGTTGTCAGTTAAATAGTACCGTTAGTAGTTGGTATGTTGACATAAGAGTAAACGGAAATATAATTGCTGAAGACTTGTTCTATCAAGGAATTGGTACGGGTCAATACCCTACTTCTCAACAATGGTTAACAGCGTTAACAACTACATTCCAAAGTTTACAAACATCTGGTTATGGTTATAATATAGACGAGAGTACAGACGAAATAATTATATTTAATAATAACTGTCTACCAAATTTTGATGATCTTCAAATCAATGTTGGAATAAACTTCGAAATATACTGTAATCAATAATGAGTATCGTTTTGTCTAATTATAATGTAACTGGGGATTGTAGTAATACAATCACAGGAGCCGTATTTTTCGAAATTTCAGGAACAACACCAGGTTTTGTTGTAAGTTGTCTAAACACATCTTGTGTTATTCCACCAACAATTGTTTCAGGACCACCATATATCTTTTCATATTATGGACTGTCAGCGGACACATATTTTTTAGAAATCAAAGACGGAGCATCCAACAGTTATCTACAAAGTGTTTATATATCTTCAGGAACTACAACAACAATAGATTCAACAGATACCGATTGTGGTCTTAGTAATGGTTCTGTTACAGGATTTACAAGTGGTGTCTATGGTCAAGCTGAGTTTGCGTTATTTGACGGGGATGATAATTTTATTGTTTCAGCGGATACGCCAAACAATTATTATAATTTTCAAGGGTTATCAGCGGGGACTTATTATATAGTTGCTAATGATGGGGGAGGTTGTACTGGTATCACAGCATCTGTAGTAGTGAATCCATCAAACGCTTTCACCTTTGGTGCTTATGTTGTTGATGATGGAAGTTGTATAGGTGGACCAAGTGGTAAAATATTTTTAACAGGACTTACATTTCCTGTATCGGCATACACAATCAATTGGTTAACAAATGTTAATGGACAGACTGGTACTACAATAACAGGCCTAACATCAGGGTCTTACAATGTTGAGATTACTGATCCAAATGGTTGTCAAGCAGACGAGTCATTTACAATAACCACTGTAGACCCTATTGGATCCGCAGGATTTATTGTAATAACACAACCTGCATGTTTTGGAAGTGATGGTGAAGTCGAATTCATAATTAGTGGTGGAACCGCACCTTACTATTTTAGTGCATCAACTGGACAAGTTGAAATAACTTTTAGTCAATCGGCAGTATTTTCAGGTTTATCCTCAGGTAGTTACAATTTTTCGGCAACTGATGCCGGACTCTGCACAATATTTGACTCAATTTCTGTAGGTACACCAAACTCATTTACGACAGTACAAGTAAATACAACACCATCATATTGTTCGGCAAACGATGGAACGATACAGGTAATAGTTGATGGTGGACTTATCAACAATCCTAATCTTTTGATGTCAATTTCAGGAACATCAGGTACACAACAAGTTGGAACGATAGGTTCACCAACACAAACATTTGTTGGGTTACCAAATGGTGATTATATTGTAACGGTAACTTCGGTTGGATGTACTTACACCGCTATTACAACAATAGACTCTGTTGATTTGTTTACTGTTACTGCTTCTACAACTGGTACAACTTGTGGATTGAAAAATGGAATATTACAAGTTACACCTTCAACAGGAGGAACACTTCCCTATGTTTATACATTAAATGGTCCACTTGGACCTAATCCTGTTTCGGTAACAACATTCTTAAGTACCTTCACCAATTTAGCTGGAGGTAACTATATACTTACTGTACAAGACTCAAGTTCACCGGCTTGTGTACAATCATACCCGATATTCATAGACACAAGTTCTAATGTCTATTTTAACTTGTTAACATCCCAACCTGTTATTGGAAATGACGGATCAATCACCGCTTATATAACCAATGGTGAACCACCTTTTACATACACTTGGTCAGGAGGTACTGCAGGATCTCAAACAGGAAGTACTGTTACAGGTTTAACGGCAGGAACCTATTCATTAACAGTAACAGACGCTGACAATTGTTCATATACAAAGTTCACAACTCTTACAGGAACTAAAAAATATTCAAATTACAGATATTTTAATGTTTGTGACGACCAATTTGAAAACAGTGGTCTAATAACTAAAAGAAATGTTAGGTCAATGTACCTTGAAGGTTTTACGGATTTGGCAAGTGGTAATACTAATTGTATAATAAATGAAGCAATATTTTCAATATATACCCAAGTAGGATCACAATCCGCACAAACAGAGTTTTATACTTCATCAGGTTCAACTGACTATCCAAGTGACATAGTTTGGGCACAAACAATTACAGACGCTTTGGATTCTTATTATGGTATTAGTGGAACAACAGTTGATATCACTAATAACAGAGTACAAATTTACACAACATGTGAAGATGTCCCAAAAAATTGTATTATAGAACCAGTTAATCCATTACAAGATACTCAGGTTATTGTAAATCTTGTAATTGATTATGATATATCTTGTGTATATTGTCCACCACCAACACCATCTGTAACACCAACAGTTACACCAACAATTAGTCTTACACCAAATGTTACACCAAGTGTTACCAAAACACCTACTGTAACACCTACAAATACCAAAACACCTACGGTAACACCTACAAATACCAAAACACCTACTGTAACACCTACAAATACCAAAACACCAACAGCAACTCCTACCTTTACTCCAACAAATACTATTAGCCCAACTAATACAGAAACCCCAACACCTACAGTTACTGAAACTCCTACAAATACCCCAACTAATACTGTAACACCAAGTGTAACGCCGACTTTGGTACCTACTGAATTTATTACTTTACAAATCGCGGTAGATAGTAGTTTACCACCAACATCAGGTACAGTGTGGTATGCAACATCAGTTTCTCTCAACGGAACTCAACCTTATCCTATAGGGTTAACATGGATACAATTAGGTTCATTAACTTTAGCTCCTCAGTGTAACTCAGAAATTTTTGTTGGTTTTATTCCGTTATCTTTAGGTTCACCTTTTGTGTACATACAATTAAGAACCGATGATTCTACTTTAATTTACCAAAGTAGAGGATCTTTATCAGTCTTTGGTGATCCTTGTACAGGAGCAGGAGGTGATTATTATACTCATAATTTTAGTTACGGAGGAGGACCTGGGGTGACATTCAAAATGAAAATTAATTCACCAGTACTTACTGTTTCGGCACCACCACTATAAATGTGATTTTTAGAATATGAATTATGTTACTATATATACAGCAACAACTATAACACCTCCGTTTAGTGGAACTGCATGTGATTTTTTTGGTAACAACTGTTCATATGTTGGTAGTGGAACTACTTTCCCTGTGACATTTTATTTACCATCACAATTTAATTCTGCACCTGTGTTACAATTAACACTTACTGATTCTTTAGGTTGTACGATAACTGAGACGATCTATTGTACCCTTGAGGGTGCACCAAAACAATTCCAAAATTTGGAATATTTCTTCTTTATGGATGGTGTACAGTTCAATTTCCAGTAACCAAAATATTTATTATACGATATGGCATTACTAACGGACCAAATATTAGCAACAGGTGTTTCTTTGAACGATTTAATTCACATTGTAATCACAGGTGATACATCACAAAATCCTGCGGGATCTTCATTTAAAGCGACAATTCAACAAGTTGCGCAAGTAATATCAGGTACAACAGGTACTAGTGGTACATCAGGAAGTAGCGGGTCTGCAGGGTCTAGTGGTTCTTCAGGTTCAACGGGGACTAGTGGATCAAGTGGGACATCAGGTAGTACAGGATCTGCAGGGTCTAGTGGTTCATCAGGAAGTAGCGGGTCTGCAGGGTCTAGTGGTTCTTCAGGTTCAACGGGGACTAGTGGATCAAGTGGGACATCAGGTAGTTCAGGTTCTGCAGGGTCTAGTGGTTCATCGGGTAGTTCAGGTTCTACAGGAACAAGTGGAAGTAGTGGGTCTGCGGGGTCAAGTGGATCGTCAGGAACAAGTGGTACTAGCGGAAGTTCAGGTTCAACAGGAACTAGCGGAAGTTCTGGAACAAGCGGTTCATCAGGAAGTAGTGGAAGTTCAGGAACGAGTGGTGGTTCTGCATGGGGGGGGTTTGTTTCTACTGTTAGTCAATATGTAACAAGTACTACAACCGCATATTCAATGAGTGCCGCAACACAAACATCAGGAAATGGTGTTATTGTTTCTGCGGATACACGATTTGTTGTTGCAAGTGCGGGAACATACAATCTACAATTTTCTTGTCAAATAGAGTCAACGGGTGGAGGAAGTGTTCAAACTATGGATATATGGTTAGCAATAAATGGAAATAATGTTGCAAATTCAAATACACAAGTTGTAGGTAATTCTAATAATGGTAGAAGTGTTGCGGCATGGAACTTTGTAGAACCATTAAATGCTGGTGACTACATGGAGTTAAAATATAGGGTTAGTGATGTTAGATTAGGATTTGCTTATGATGGACCTCAAATTACCCCAACTAGACCCGCTATTCCTTCTGTAATTGTGACGGTAACTCAAGTATAAATAAGTTTAATTCACTTTAGAAAAATACGACTTAATTTTCCTTTATGGAAAACATATTATTTGTTTCGGCGCAACCAGATGTACCCTACTTTATATGGCAAATAAAATTGTATGTTCACAATTTTATTGAGAAAGGTATCAACCCAAATAAAATACACGTGGTTTTAGGTTTAGTTCAAGGGAACACCAAACCATCCAAACAATCCGAACAATTAAAAGAATTAGGGGTTAATGTGCATTACTTTGTTGATGAGAGAGTTAAGAAACATTATATACCGAGTATCAAACCATTTCTAATTTCAAAGTGGATACAATCAAATCCTGAATTTGGTAAACTTTTTTTCCTACATGATGCTGATATCATTTTTAGAGATCTACCAAATTTTGAAGAATTATTAAATGACGATACTTGTTACTTATCTGACACAATAGGATATATTGGATATGAATATATAATGGATTGTTGTAGAAGATATGAACAAAAACACCCAAACACCGAAAAGGGACAACTTATAAGTGAAATGTCTGAAGTGATTGGTGTTGACGTTGACATAATTAAAACCAATCAAAAAAATTCAGGTGGAGGACAATACCTCATCAAGAATTCTAATTGTGAACTTTGGGATAAGATCTATAAAGATTCAATTAAGTTGTACGATCAAATGTTGAATTACCAAAAAAGATTCCCAATTAGTCCTGGTCAAATACAATTTTGGACTGCTGAAATGTGGGCACTTCTTTGGAACTTATGGATGTACGGATTTGAAACAAAAATAACGGATGAAATAAGTTTTTCTTGGGCAACTGATGACATTAAAAAATACGAACAACACCCAATATTACACATGGCTGGAGTTACCGATAATTTAAAAACTACAAAATTCTATAAAGGGGACTATATTAATATTGATCCAATATTAAAAATGAGAGAGAACCCCAATCACTTTGATTATATAAATAAGGATAGTTCAACAATAAAATATATGGAGAATATGAAATCTTATATTCAAAAATACAATATTTGATTATTTATATAGATAATGGGAAATTCTACAATACAAAGTACTAACCGACCAAATGAATGTGATGTCATTACAATATTCCCATTGGGAGTAAGTTGCTCGGTTTTACAACCCTCAAGTGATATATCTTTCGATGGCGCAACCGCTTTAATTATAACAGGTGGTACACCACCTTATACTATTTTTTGGGAGGTAGGTAGTTTTGCTCCGGCTTTAACTAACTTAGGTGTTGGAGCATATCAAGCGACTGTTACTGATTACTATAAAGATTTTACGGCAATTACAACTTGTGTTTTAACAGCTGAAACCACAACTTTTTCTGGTGTTTGTTTTGTTGTATCAGGAGTTGTTGAAGATACTTTGGTTTACATCTCAACAAGTAGTTTAGGGTTAAAAAATGGTAAACCATATTATAAATTACAGTACGGTATTACCGAGTTGGGTTACGTATTTTGGAGTCAATCACAAGGTGTTTGGATTTTCTGTGAAAGTTTAGATTGTCAAGGATCATTTTATGAATCGTTAAGTAATAGTGGTCTATATCCTTCGGGGGACACTTGGACGGTTAGTGGTAGTACTAATTATTTTATTGAAGAATCATACCCAGGTAATTGTAACATACCATTTATACCTAAAGTGAATGGTCCTTTGTGTGCAACACTGGTTGTTAGAAGTACAAAGATAGGTCAAGTAACAGAAGCAATACAAATTGATTTAGACCCAAGTAATGAAATAAACGGTCAACCAAGTTGGAGTTCATCAACAGGACAATATGTTATTTATTGGAATACAGGATCAACACCGTCTCAATGGACAATGACAGGATATTCAAATCCTTCTGTGTTATTAATAAATAACGACCCTTCCGATCCACCAATAAGTAACTGGCAAGTTTTGGGAACACCATCGGTATATAGTTTGGATGTTATCGAAGGACAATGCTCGACAGCTTATACGGTGTCGGTAAGTGTGAATGTAAATAACGCAGTTTGTGGTACTAATGGTAGTATTATTGTTTCAGCATCGGGAGGACAACCACCATATGAATATTCAATAAACGGGGGAGCAACTTACCAATCATCACCAATATTCAACGGACTTACAAATGGTAATTACGGTGTTTTTGTAAGGGATGTTAATACAACAATTGGAAGTGTGGGAAATGTTGTTATAGGGACAACCCCAAGTACGACATATTATTTGGGATTGAATGTTGATTATTCATTAAATACATTTACAATAACAGCACCCCCATTACCTCCGGGGGTTACGTTAACATTCGATTTAGTTCACTCATCAACATTTAATTATTACCCAACAACTCTATCTCCTTTACCTACGTATAATAATACTACAACGATCACCGGTACTGGACCAATGACATTGTCAAGTACGTCGTTAAATACATACCCACTTGGAGGTCCGTGTACTGCTGATAGTCCAATAACGGTAACACAACAAAACAATATTTACACAAACACTATTACTATGGGTAGTAACCAAACGGTTAGTGGTACCATAACTAATAGCGTAATAAATAACCCAACAGGTCCTTGTGAACTTGCTGCTGGATACTATCAACTTACTATCACAAACAACTCAATTAATAATTGTGGTTGTTGTGAGTTAAGTGTTGTAAATCCAACACCACCTCAACCTGTTGTAATATAAAATGATTAACAGAATATTTATCAGTTAGATGGGATATATAATTAAAAATACGTCAGGATTAGTTAACACTCGTGTTACTGACACAGGTAGACAAAGATTATCTGAGGGTAATTTTAGGATATCATATTTTGCTTTAGGGGATAGTGAGGTTTCATACAATGAATTACCGAACACTTACAATCAAGCAAATACGGTTATTTTAGAACCTGAATTTAACGCTCAGAATAGTTCTGGTGTTCCTGAATCTAATAGACAGTATATAAAATACCCTTATTTAGTTGATGAAGGTCAAACAAATATTTATGGTATTCCATTCATGGATTCGGGTATTGAGTCAGTTTATAATAGAGCGGCAATGAGAGGGTTCTTCTCAGGAAACACAACAGCAACAACAGTAGATTGGAAAGCACTTGTTAACAACAATTATGTTATCACTCCTAATTATATTGTTAATATGTCTACCTTAAATGGTACGAACGAAATTAGTGTTCAAAGAATGGATTGTAATAGTCAAAATAATAACACACCAAGTGTGGGTGACTTTATTACAATATATTATGATGGTAGAGCAGCGACTGATTGTTCATGTAGTAATTTACCAACACCAACACCAACCGCATCAGTAGGTCAAACACCCACTCCAACACCAACACCAAGCACAACAAGTTCAAACCCATGTGCTTCGGCGACCCCAACACCAACACCAACACATACACCGTGTTTAACGCCTTCAAACACACCACAGTGTCCATTACCACCGGCGCCTGACTGTAATAAAGACGTTATTAGTTGTTTCTCAATTCTTACTTATAGAATTGTTGCGGTTTGTGGTGATTTATTAACATTAGATAGACCAACACCTGACTTTACAAATTTAGCGTCAGATTGTCTTGCGAGAACTTTGATCTACCCACCACAAATGGTTCCATTGTATGATAGTTTTACACCTGAACCACATTGGAGTCAAAGTGTTATTGATTTTGAATCGGTTTGTGATACCGATCAATTTGATGTTAAAATATGGAATATGAATATTCCTTGGACTGAGAGTCCTGCTGGATTAAATTCAAGTACATACCAAGATTATACTAAATTTGGATCTATTGAATATATAGGTCAAAAAGAATACTTTGGTTATACCAACTCAAATGCTCAGACATCAACAGATTCTGTTTATTATTATAATTCATTTGGTGAGAAAATTGTTGTAACACCGGAAGAACAAAAAGCAATTGCTATTATTCACTATACAAATCAAACAATAGATTTTTTCTATGGAGAAAAATTTGCGTTAGAACCTTACGATACTCAAAATCCTGATAACACTCAAGGACAAGCAAGAAACTTTAAATTACATATACCAACTTTGATGTGGCACAAAAACCCTGAATGTTGTTTCGGACAAACTTTTTGGGTTGACCCTCCAGGGTTTGATGGTAAAAACTTATTCCAAGTACAATACATCAAATCAAGTATTTCTGATAATATGAACCAACCTGGTTTGAGATATTATAACCTTTGGGATACATTTGCACAACCTAACGGATTACCAAGTAGAATTGGTAAAGTATTCCCTGATTCTAAATTGATTATTATTGATGACGAAGAAATTGTTGCGGCGTTATCATATAAATCAAATAGAAACTGGACGTTACCGGCTCCACAAGTTTCATTAATCACACCAAACACCTGCGGAGTTTCAAGTTCAACGGGAGTGTTAACTGGTGGTGGAGAAACTCTTTGGGTAACTTATCGTTTATCAAATACTGACACATTTACTAATTCGTTACACAGTAATTACTATACAAGTGTTGTTGGTACGGCAAATGTTTGTACACCTGATACTCCACAGAATGTAGCAGTTAGATTTGGTGCGGAATTTAATTGTTTGGTACAACCAGGATTTAATCCAACAACCACAACAACAACAACTTCGCCAAGTACTACGACAACAACGACTATTAGTCCGTTTACAACAACTACAACAACATCTTGTCCTACTTGTACTGTTCCCGCTGGATTCTACGCAACACAATTTCAAGTGTTGGCTCAGAGAACAATTGCAGGTCAGAGACCAGACCCAACACAATGGAGATTGATTGATTTTACAGATCAAATTAGTGACTTATTCCTTAATGGATATGTTACACAACAATCACTAACCGCAAGTACGTTTACGGTAACTGCTGAAAATTACAATTCGGCACCATACTATAATTTGAATAACTATGTTGAATTAGTACAAAACGGAGCAACAGGACAACAACTTAATTTCGGTGATGAGTATTATTTCTACGGTAATTTGGAAACTGACATCCAAGCGACCATTTACGAAATGAAATATAAGATCAACTTAAGTTTTAACGAGTTCTTAGTTTCACAGAACCCAACATGGACATTTGGTACGCAATCATATGTTACGGAGATTGCTTTGCTAGATGAAAACCAAGATATTTTGGTGATGTCTAAATTACAATCACCGGTACTAAGACAAGGTATTCAACAGTACGTTATTAAGTTAGATTTCTAAAAAACTACAATTTTTATTGTTTTAGTTTATTATAATATAAAACATTATTGTTTATGGCAAAAAATTTAAAAAATTCACCCAAAGTGTTAGGTTTGGACGTTTCTACAAGAACAATCGGTTGGGCACTATTCGATATAAAGACACAAGAATTGTTGGAACTTACACACATTTCACCAAGACCAAAGATGGATAAAAATGAAGATGATAAACTTAAAGAGTTATTGTTAAAATCAGAAATTTTTGCCGAGAAATTAAAAGAGTATAAAGATCTTGGAATTGTTAGGGTGGTAATAGAAGAACCACTACTTAATTCAAATAACGTTTATACGATCCAAACACTATTAAGATTTAATAGTTTTATCTTCAAAGAAATATATAATATATTAGGAATTGTACCTGAATTCATTTCAACATATAACTCAAGAAAGTTTGCTTTTCCTGATTTGGTACAAGAGAACGATAAGAAAAAATTTGTATTGTTTGGTGGACTACCAAAAGACATTGATAAGAAAATGGTTATTTGGGAAAAAGTCGCAAAAAGAGAACCTCAAATTAAATGGTTATACACCAAAAATAACACACTTAAGAAAGAAAATTTCGATCAAACAGATGCTTATAGTTGTGTATTAGGATTTATGAGATTAAAAGAGATTTGGAGTTAATATCGGGTAAAATACCGATAATTGGAAATATCGTCTTTTTAGGTGATATTTTTTTTTATAGACAAGTTGAACCTAAAGGATCTATCTGTATGTTAGGTGATGTTGTTGTTGGTATAACCGAAGCACAAATAATGATTGAAGAGAACCCAGGTAAATTTTGAGATTGAGATCCATTACAATTGGTATAATCAAATTTAATTGGTGCGGGGCTTTCATTAGTTATTCTGTATGATAAACTAACACAAGGTGATAAACTCGGAGTTGGTGTTGGTGTTAATGTTGGTGTAGGGGTTGGAGTTGATGTTAAGTTTGGTAAACAATCTATACAAGCTCCATCAACGTAAGACCCGATCTCATTAGTTAATGAGATATTATCAACACCACTTATGTTGTCAACTAACCCTTCATATATGACACAATAACCTTGTCCATTAATTGTTGCATTATAAACATAACCTTCGTTAGGTAATGTTGTGCCTGAAACAAAAATAACGTCAGAACTATAGTAATCGATACCTGTAAAACAATCTTTGAATTTCTTACTATTACCACATTGTAAGTATTCGGTAAATGCGTTGAATATAACCTCACCTGAAAAATTACAAGGTCTTGTGACTTGTGGTGATGGTGTAGGTGTGGGTGTCATTGTTGGGGTTGGGGTTGGGGTGTAACCACTCGAAGTCACCGTCATAGATATACCTCCACATGGATTTGATGCGGACGGAGTTGGTGTTGGTGTTGGTGTTACTGAAATAGTAGGTGTTGGTGTTGGGGATGATGGTACTAAACAATCAAACACCGCACTAAAATCAATTGTTAAACACGGGTCTACAGGTGGTGCTGGGGGTGTTACGCATAAACCTGGATACCCAACAGTTATATCAAAATCTGGCTCCGAACTTGTGCTTGCAAAAGGACCAAATTGAACACACGGAGATCCAACACTACTTGCTAAACACCATCTTGTTTCTACTGTTGAATAATAAATACACGTATTATTGGTTACAGATGTGTAGAGTGGGTAATCATCCTGAACACCAACTAGTAAATATGTGTCATTATAACCTGGTTCATTTTGTATACAATATAAATCACCACCAGTCGTACAACCTGAAATACCACTTACATAATATTGTCCGAATAAAAATGAAAATTCAAAAGTTAAATTACCATTTGAATAAAATCCTGTTGCAATCAAATCCGCAGGATTATTACATCCTGAACCACTGAATACCGGCTCTGCAGAAAATACATTATTACCGTATAAAGTTAAGTTTGGTGTTTCATTACATAAACCAACCGAAGTACCACTATAAACCCAAAGACCTAAATTAAGACACATATTATATTACAACATTAGACTCCTCAATACAACCATTATTATCGACCACTTTTATTCCAACTGAAGACATACCTTCTTGAATAAAAGGTAAATCAAAATTATAGGGAACCTGACCTGATGTGATTGTTGCTACGTATATACAATTGTTGTATGTGTCATCGCAAGAATAAACGTCAAATGGTTGAGCCCCTGTTAAAGTTGAAATAGTGATTTGTGTTGGCATATCATTAATAAATATAAAAGAACTCAAAAGTTTGTGTAGTTGATGTATTGAAAGTTTATGTTTATATTATAGGGGATGGATGAAAATGATGCTTTAGTTGAGTTATTGGAAGATGTTCTTGGTGATCACGGACTTCACTACCCCAATCGTGGACAAATATCCTTCAACTGCCCCGTATGTGACGATGGGAGGAATAAACACAATTTGGAGGTCAATTATATAGACAATGTTTATAAGTGTTGGTCTTGCGGTGATAGTGAGGGTACACACGGACCTTTGGGTAGGATATTTGACAAATACGGAAACAAGAAACAAAAAAAACTTTATGAGGTCTTCAAACCAGAAACGGTTGTAAAACGAGAAAAAAAGAAAAAAACACTCAGATTACCTGAAGGTTTTACCTTATTCAAGGACTCAAGTACAGTATATCCTGTTAGACGACAGGCAATGAATTACCTCAAAAGTCGTGGGATTACAGATGAAATGATTGAAAGATTTGGGATTGGGTTTTGTGATAAAGGAGACCATGCTGGACGTATTGTGATCCCATCCTACGATAAAAAAGGTGAGTTGAACTACTATATTGCAAGGAGTTGGAACCCGATGTCCCGAGCAAAATATAAGAACCCTGAAGCCGAAAAAGACAAAATTATATTTTGGGAAAATCTAATTGATTGGAAGAAAGATGTTTATTTGGTTGAAGGTGCTTTTGATGGGTTGTTTTTAAATAACCCTATACCAATGTTAGGTAAACATATGTCAGAACTTTTGTTTGAGACAATATATCGCAACGCTAAAGGAAATATCATAATATGTTTGGATGCCGATGCTTGGGGGAACTCTGTTAAACTTTATCACGAATTGAATGGTGGTGAACTATGGGGTAGAATAAAGTTAATAAAATTACCCGACGAGAAAGATATTGCCGATCTAAGAGGTGAAATAAAAGATGAATATTATCATATAATAAAATAATGGATTTAAAAAAAATAGCACAAGAAATAAGGGATATTATTTCTGAGAAACAAAAAGAATTCCAACTCACCTTTGAGGAGGAAAGTCATAAATATACTATGTTGGATAAGAACGGTAATTTACGATCGGACTTCCCATCAGTATCCAAAGTAATGAAGATATTCTATGATGACTTTCCAACCGAACAAGCCGCCTATAGTAAAGCTGGTGGTGATCCTGATGAGGCCGAAAGATTAATGGAAGAATGGGCGGAATTAGGTAGGAAATCAACAAACTTGGGGTCTCGTTGTCACTTCTTCTTGGAAGAACACACATTAAAAGAATTTGGGATTGATAAAGTTGTTCGTCAACCAATATTCGATTGTGATGCGGAACAGATCATCAAAAGTGATACGATGATCATGGCTGGTAAACATTACATTGAACTTCTCAAAGAAAGAGGATGTGAACTGATTGATACGGAGATGGTTTTAGGGCATCCTGATCTTGAATATACAGGTCAACCCGATAAGGTATGGTTGGTTATTGGAACAAATGGTAATGTTGGTATTCTAATAACAGATTGGAAATCAAATAAACCGAAGAACTTTGCGGTTACTCGTTATACTAAAAAAATGAAAAAACCATTTGAAGATTTACCTGATAATGCTTTAGGTCACTACAATACTCAATTACCTTTTTATGGTAGGTTACTTCTAAAAATGTTGGAGGGATCAAAATATGAGGATATACAACTTTTAGGGTGTATCGTCGTTTTGATTACAGATGAAAGGGAGTATCACGAATATAGAGTGTCTAAAAAAACTATGAACACAATCTTAGATATGGATATAAAACAATATTTGACTAAACTTAAGAAATAAACTATTATTGGATATGACATTAACAATTACACCCACTTGGGTAACAACAACTAGTTGGGACCAATTATTACCGATTAAAATAAACGGAAATTATATAATAAAATGAGCGACGATATCATCAGACCAAAAATTAACTTGAAAGAACAACAAACTATCAAGTGCGAAAAATGTGAATCAAAGTTCTTCAAAGAAGTAACTATGATTAAAAAAGTACCGGCATTATTAACAGGAAGTGCTGAAGACACGATTGTACCATTCCCTACCTACATGTGTAATGAGTGTGGACACGTTAATGAGGACTTTGAATTATTCATAGACTAATGGAAATAGGTAAAATGACTATAAGTGAAGCTGAACCATACTTGGAGAGTATTGCGTTGCTTTATGGTCTAAACTTGGGAAAAGTTAAACACTTCAAATTTGCAAGAATGATCCTCGCAAATTTATATTCAAATGATACGTTATGACACATAAAGAATTTTACATTTGGTTAGATGGATTTATGACCAACAGAGACTGGACTACGTTCAATCAAGTTGATATTGAAACCATCAAAGGAAAGATGGGTCAAGTAAAAGAGGAAAGAACTAAAAGCGATTTGTTGCCTTTCCAACACATACCAATACCGGTTAATCCATTCCCCGTCCAAGACGACCCTTATAAACCACCATACGAAGTATATTGCGGACCAAAAGAACAATTAAATGATTAAGCAATTAGTACACTTTTCAGACCTACATATCCGTCTCTTCAAAGACCACGATTTGTATAAATCAATTTTGGAAACCGCCATTGAACAATGGAAAGAATTAAAACCTGAACGCATTGTTTTTACAGGTGATTTGGTTCATTCTAAAAACCAAATGACACCTGAACTTATTGAGATGGTTAGATGGTTATTAACAGAATGTTCTTCTATCGCTAAAACAATCATCATTCCCGGTAACCACGACTTCTTGGTTAATAATACCGAAAGATTGGATGCCCTGTCACCGATCATTAATTCACTTAATAGTGAAAACATCGTCTATTACAAAGACAGAGGTGTTTATGAAGATGATAACATCAG